CCGCCTCGGACAACTGCGACGCCCATGTGCCGGTCGATTTCACTGAGACACGCACGGATGGCACCTGCCCCAACAGCTACACACTGACCCGGACCTGGACCGCCACCGACGATTGCGGCAACACAGCGAGCAACCCCGCTGAATTAAAGAAAGGCGGAAGAAGGCGGGAATAGGCGGAAGTAGTTGAGAATGTGGGGGTCGGGAAGGCGGCGGACGAAGATGAGAAGTTTGAGAGTTTTGTGGCGGCGGAGACGATTATCAACGACTTACGGCGGGAAAATGTCCGCCGGCGGACGCGGTCAGCGGAGGTTGAGGTAGGCCACCAGGACGTCGCGGATGGTCTTTCGGGCGGGATCGGTCGGGGTGCCGTCGGGCTGGACAGGGAAAAAGGGGCGGGCGGGCATGGGGCGTTTGACGCCGCCGAGCTGGTGGATGGCGGCGTAGGGGCGGTCGGAGCCGATGGCGACGGAGTTGTTGGTGGCGGCAATGACGCGGGGGGACCGCCAGAGGAGACCGGTCTTGCGGAGAGTGGCGGTGGACTGGTCCTTTTTGGCCGGCCACGCGGATGGGCGGAGGGATGGATCGTCAAAGGCGCGTAAGGTGAGGGCGGCCAGGCCGACACCGACGGAGCGCATGGCGGGGGTGAAGTCGGACATCTTGGCGCGGAGGCGCTGGAGCAAGGGACTGACCTGGTCTTCGATGCTGACGTTGATGGCGATACTCATGGGGGCGGAGATTTGAGATTGGAGATTGGAGATTTCAGAGGAGGCCAGCGGGATGGGTCGTCGCGGTCGGTGGGATCGATGACGGGCAGGTCGAGGGCTTGGAAGATGGATTCCTCGGTTTCGGCGGCGATGATTTGGCCGGTGAGGGATCCGCCGCGGCAGAGGCCGCGGTAGGGGTTCCAGTGGAGGCCGCGGGCTTTGGCCTGGTCGGCGAGCCAGATGTTAAACTGCTTGGAGCCGGTGCGGCAGAGCAGGAGCGTGCCCCAGGTGCCGGGTGTGGGGGAAAAGAGGTCTTGACCGGCGGGGCGGGCGCAGAAGATGTCGAGTTGGACGCCGTTGGACATGACGGCGATGGTGTTGAGGTCACCGGAGGATTTGATGGTGCAGGATTGGCGGACGCGGGCGAGCAGGCCGGGCAGGTCGGCGGGCAAAACGACCAGGTCGATGTCGCCGCAGGTGGGGCGTTGGCGTCGGATGGAGCCGGCGATGGCGATCTGGTGGCAGAAGGGGCGCAGGGCGTCGGCGACGTGTTCGCCGATGGCTCGCGCGCGGGCGAGCAGGAGGCGCGGCGGAGAAGGGATTTGAGATTGGAGATTGGAGATTGGAGAGGGGGATGGGGAAGATGGGACGGATGGGACCTTGGGGACGGATGGGGTGTCGGCGGAGGGTATCTCGTAGGGCGTCGGTTCGGGGAGGAAGGGGATGTCGACGGTGGTGGTCATGGGGAGTGAGAGTGCTTAGGTGCCGGAGTGCCTACGTGCCTATGAGCCGAAAGAGAGGCGAATTGGGGGTCGGATTGGATGCGGCGGATGAGGCGTTGGAGGCGGCGGGCGAGGAGGTAGCGGCGGAGTTCGGCGTATTTGAGACGGAACCAGGCGATGCCGCAGGCGAGATCGGCGCGCAGGAGGTCGTCCCAGGCCGTGATGATGAGGGCGAGTTTGAGCCAGGGGTTGTTCATGATGTTGCCTTTATGGCATGCTGTGGGGCATGGACCGGACTGACTGGCAAAACGCGATTATGGACGAGAGAGACCGTCTTGGTGGGCCAACCCCGTTTTACACGCAACGGCATGAGGGATACGAAGAATGCCTGCAATGGTTGGTCAATTTGGAGACCGAATGGCGCGTCGAGGTGGAATCCGCCGTTGCCGAATGGGTGGTGACCGGTCAATGGGTGGAGATGGAGCCGCGGGTTCATTTTCTTATTTATCTAAGGTTCCAAGCGGCGCTGGATCAGTTGGAGGCGTTGACGGTTTCGCCCATCCGAGCGCCATCAATAGGCGATCAAAACCGGATTCGATCCTGGCTTTTGCGGGACGTGTGGGAGAATCGGGAGATGCTGTGGCACAAGCTGATGGCGCTTCGCCTGGCGAGCGTTCACGAGACGTTCTATGGATGGTAGGCTTGTTCATGGCTGATCTTTGGGGGCGGGTGGCGGATTGGGGTGAGCGACGAAGAAGGTGCGGAGGCGGTCGAGGCGCCAACGCCTGTAGGCGTCCAGATCAGAGTCGGGTTGCCCTTCATAACGGTCCAGTTCACGCCGCAAACCTTCATATTCGTCGGCAAACAGCAATGCTCCTTCTTGGTCAAGACGCCAATACATATCAACCAGTTCCTTACCTGATTTGGCTGTGCCCCCGAGTAAGTGATTATCGCCATCTATGATGTACTTTTTTTCTGTCATGGCATCTCCGCTATGAATTGAAATGGGGCCCCAACATCGTTAGCCCAATCGCTCCAAATGCGATGGGCCGCCCATTTATCTAGGTCGATACGATCGTGTCCATACCGTTCACGACGCGCAGCGATCGCAAAGTAGCGCTTTTCCAGCCCGTTAATTTTGTCATGTACATCCTTTGGCCAGCCGCCAGGTGGACGGCGCATTATATAACTGGTTTCCGGTCCGACCACGCGCCACTCGACGGCACCGGAGTCCACGAAACTGCGCAGGTCTTCGGGTGAGTACGCGCTGGAGGCCGGGTGATTGTGTATTCCAGTCTTGCCGGCGAATTGTTGGAGCTCTTGGCTGGAGAGAATCATGGTTGTTCCTGCTGCCTGTTTCACGGGATAATTTACACCATCGGCACCGACAACGAAAGCCACCTCGCCGCTGGTTTTGCCGCGGATACCGGACTCGATGCGGGCGATGACGCTGGTGCGGGTTTTGGCATTGACGGTGGCGGTCCATTGGGGGGTGTTGCGGGTGACCCATTCCCAGGCGGAGGCGCCGAGTTCGGGGATTTGGTGGGCGCGCATGGCGGTCTCGAAGGCGAGCCAGAGATCGGGGTCGTACTTGGTTTTGAGGTCGGCGATGTCGAGGTTGAGGGAGCCGGGATCCCACTGGAGGGCGCCTTCTTTGCCTCGCTCGGCGTCGGAGGTGACGTCCCAGGTGCGGGACTGGCCGAGCTGGGCGAGGCCGACGTCGGGGCCGCGCGGGTCGGTGGCCGGCAGTTGGCGGTCGAGGGTGCCGGCGCGCAGGCGGGCCAGGCGGGCGGGTTGGTCGTGGTCGATGACGGTTTTTTTCTCGGGCGGCAGATCGCGTTCGCGCTGTTTGATTTCGTCGACTTCGGCGCGCAGGCGTGGGATGACCTGGCAGCGGCAGCCCCATTCCCAGGGTGGGAAATGGGTCTTCCAGAAGACGTCGTTGGACGGCAGGATGAGGTCGTCGAGCGCGGCGTGTGAGTCGCGGACTCGGTCGTCGCCCATGGTTTTGTACTGCCAAAAGGGAAAGACTTCGAGGTTTTCGGGCGTGGTGAGGGCGCGGTGTTCGGCGGCGGCGTAGGCTTGGAAGACGTGGGTGCGCAGGAGGGTTTCGGCGCGTTGCGGGGCTTTGTCGCCGATGGAGGCGATGAGGTCGGTGACGGTGCGTTTGGTGGCGTCCCAGTCGGCGCCTTCGGGGATTTTGGCGATGGCGTCGCGGACGGTCTGCATGATCTTGAGGTTTTCGATCCCGGAGATGACGAAGGTGCGGGCCTGGAGTTCGGGCAGCATCTGGTCGAAGACCTGGCGGGAGATGGACGGCTTGAGACGGATGAAGCGGGAGGCTTCATCGTGGGGCATGGGGGCGAATGTGAGGGTGTCAGGCATGGGCGGATGATCTCAGATTGGAGATTGGAGCTTTGAGAGATCAGAGGTCATGGGCGGAGTCCTTGGTTTCGAAGGAGACGGAGGGGGCGCGTTCGGACTCGCAGGCGGCGATGAGTTTTTCGGCCTGGCGCGGGGTGAACTCCTGTTCGACGATGGTGCGGAAGTCGTCGACGGGTTTGTAGACGACGTGTTTGCGGAACAGGGATTTGACGGCGTCGCCGAACATGGTGAGCAGTTTTTCGCCCGTCTTGGTGGAGGGGTCGATGGAGGATTTGAGCTGGGGACCGGGGAACGTGACGCGGGCGACGCAGCCGTCGGCGCCGTTGGCGATCCAGGAGGAGCCGCCGCCGTCGGTGGCGACGTGTTCGGCGAGGGGGCGGGCGGTGGCCTCGGTGATGAGGTGGGCTTTGAGTTCCTTGAGGCGGCGGGTCAGGTCGCGGATCTCGCGGTCGAGGGCGACGGCCTCGGTGACGATGGCGGTGATGGTGTGGTTTTGGTTGGGGGCGCTCATGTGGTGACCGGCTCCTGTTGTTTGGGGTGTTGTTTGGCGAGGCGCATCAGCGTCCATCGCAGTTGATTGAGCTCGTAGGCGGAGAACGTCTCGGCCTCTTCGAGCAATCGGATTTTGAATCTGTCATGAATGACATCGATGCGAACGGCGGTGATGACCGCTTCCCACAACGGACGCAGGGCCTCGACGCGTTTGCGGTTGGCCTCGCGGCGGATTTCGGCGTGCGACGCTCGCCGACCGCAGTCACGCCAGGATTTGAAGTTGGCGATCGCCGCTGAAAACTCGTCATTGGACAGGCCGTCGGACAGCGATTTGCCCTCGGTGGCATACCGGCATTCGGCGCGGCGCCACTCGTCGAGAGTGGGTGCGAGCGGATCGAAGTCGGCGGGATCATACACGCGTTCGTAGGCCGCGCGGGCTAGGCTGAGGTAATACATTCGTTGCCGTTGGGTGATCATGCCGGTTGATTGGGGATTGGAGATTGGAGATTTGAGATCAGATCAAGCTGGACGGGTTCACTTGGTGGAGGTTTGGTGTCGTGGATGCGGATGAGGGCGCGGGCGAGGCCGGGCTTGGCGAGGCGGTAGACGCCGATCTTGTTCTTGCAGTGGTTGAGCACGATCTTGGGATAGAACTGGCCGTCGACGAATTTGCCGACCGGTGCGATGATGTCGGCGCCGACGAGTTGTCGGAACACGCTGCCGGCGATGCCGGATCCGCCTTGTTCGTCCTGGCCGTGGATGGTCAGGTCGTTGGCGCTGAACTCGCCGTTGATCCCGCGCTCGATGGCGAGACGGGCGACGGCCAGGGTCATGCGTTTCATGGCCGGTGTCTTCCACGTCCACTGGGTGAGCGTGGCCTCGGTGATGGCGTTGTCGGCGTCGGTGGTATTCATCGGAACGAGACCTCGGTGATACCGTGGGGTTGGAGTTGCTGTTGCAGTTCCCCCAGCCTGGGGCGCAGGGTCATGACCACGGCGGAGTTGGCGGCGTTGAGGATGAGGCGGCGTTGTTTGGCGCCGCGCGATTTTTTGCAGGTCTCGACCGTGATCCATTTCGACCACGGCCCGGCCCAGGCGGCGACGATTGGGTCGATGGTGTCGGGCGTTTGTCCTTTGCGGACGCGGGACTCGACTTCGAGCATGATCTTGAGGATCTGGTTGTTGCGGCCCAGCTCGTAATCGCGGACCGGCTCGGGGGCGTCGGGGCCGGAGACGCGCAGCAGCCAGGGGGAGAAGTTACTGGCGTTGACCAGTGGTGCGGAGCAGCGGCGCGGCGGGGTCCGGTAGGGGGACTTAGGTGACGGATCAAACTTCCCGCGCGGGGGCACGCCTGGAGATGCAGTCAGACGACCGGATATGGTCGGTCGTTGCGAGTTTGCGCGAACGCGCGCGGGGGAAGATAAGGCGGATGAGGATGAGGAGACCGGAGACCGGAGACCGGAGACCGGAGACTGTGGACTGAGGGCTGAGCTCATGGCGACACCTCCAGAAGCGACGGGGTGAGGGCGGCGCGGTTGGCGAGGCTGTAGCGCCAGCAATAGCGATCTTCGTCGGGCGGATGCTGGCGGACGTGGTCGGCATAGATCAGGTCGCGCAGGTGGCGCTGGACATCCTCGCGTGACAGTTTCACCGCGGTGGCCAGCGGGTGATCGAGGATTTGGCCCATGGACAGTTCGTGGTCGGCGGCCAGGATGTGCAGGATCAGGTCGGGGGTGTTCATGATGTATGGATCTCAGATTGGAGATTGAGGATTTGAGACGGCTCATGTTTGGGCGCGAGCAGGGTGAGTGCGTCGATGAACCGCTCGGTGAGCGGTTGCGGCAATGGCCAGCCGAACCCGGCCCGGGCGCAGGCTTGCAACTCCGGCAGGGTGAGCGGCATGTGGACCACGACCGGGTCGGCGGTCGGCGGCGACTTGAGATCGGAGATGGGAGATTTGAGGGCTGGCATGGTTACCGGGTCTCCATGATTTGTTTGGCGGCGGCGAGGAACCCGTCGAGGGTGACGGGGTCGCCACCGGCGTCGCGGCGGGCGCGGCGGCAGGCCAGTTTCAAAAACGCGAACTGGCCATGGCGGGCCATGGGTTCCTTGATGGCGGCGACGGCTTTTTTGATTTCGCCGTTGGACCAGGCGAGGCGGCGGGCGAGGAATTTCTCCGCGTCGTGCGGCTGGACCTGGTCGAGGCGGATACGTTCGAGCAGGCGGTTTTGGGTGAGCTGGCGGACTTCCTCCCAGGCGGCCATTTCGAGGCGTCGGAACAAGACTGGCAAGGCGAGGAGAATGACCTGGCACCCGGTCTGGTTGAGCAGGGTCTTGACCAGGTTAAACGCCGGCACGCCCATGTGATGGGCCTCGTCGATGATGAGGCAGCGTTCGCCTTCGCGGAGGCGTTCGATGAGCCGGGCGAGCCGGTCGGCAGCCGATGCCGGCAGGTCTTTGACGCCGACGGCGCGGAGCAGGCCGCCGAGGGCGTTGTTGGCGGATTTCCACGTTTCGTCGGCCTCGGCCAGGACGATGCGGGAGCCGTACTTGCCGGCCAGCGCGATGGCGGCGGAGGTCTTGCCCGAGCCGGGAGGTCCGAGTGTGATGATGAGTCGGTTGTTGCCGCGCTCTTTCATCGCCTCGAGGGCGGACACCCGCAGGCGGGCGCAGGTGGACAGATCGTCGTAGAGCGGTTCGTCGTCGGTGGAGGCGTCGGCCAGGGCCTCGATGAGGGCCTGCACCTGGCGCAGCTCGATCAGCCAGCGTTCGGTGTCGAGGTCTTCGACGTCGGCGGCGAGCAGGCGTGTATAGGTCTTGGTGGAGCCGAGGCCGGGGAATTTCTTGAGCATCTGCACGTCGCTCAAGTCTTTGGAAAGTTGCCAGGCGCGGATGTCGCGCGCGGCTTGTTGCAGTTCGGTTTTCATAGCGTGATCAGGTCTCCTGTTTCGGTCAGTTCGGTTTCGAGCGAGGACGCGCGGTCCAGGAGCGCGTCCAGATCCACCGGCGTCGTGTCGGGGCGCCGTGGTGGCAGATTGGAGATTGCAGGATTGGAGATGGGAGATTCCGAGCGGTCGATGGCGACGCGTGTGGTCTCGCCGCTGGGTTGCCGCGCGTCGACGGCGACGGCGCCGCGCTGGCCTTGCGGGCGGATCTCGTAGTAGGCGCGGCGGTAGGCCTGGTTGTGGCGTTTGCGCATTTCGTTGTAGCCGTCTTGGTCGGCAAACAGGCCGTTGGAGAAATCGGCCTGGGGACAACGGAGCTGGAACGGGGCCACGCCGATGAAGTGGCCGAGTGGCCAGTTCTCGACGTTCTTGGGCGTCGGCTCGGCGTTGTGCAGCCAGGCGCCGCGCTCGGGATCGAGCGGGTCGAACGCGAGTTTGACGCGGAATCCCTCGGAGAGCACGGGGGCGAACGGCGCGGCCTCGAAGAGGAACGGGCACCGGTCGTGCGTGGCCCAGAGCACGCCCTTGTGCACGCGCACCTCGGTGTGCACCGGCAGGAACAACCATTCCTTGTCGGACGGCAACTTGGGCAACGGGTTGGCGTCGTTGACGTGGGCGGCCCAAAGTTTGTCGGGGACGCCCTTGACGATCCGGCCCCGGACCGGCTGGGCGTTGCGGTGGGCCATCCCCTGGGCGACCTTGCCGAGCATCTGGTCCATCGGCAGCCATTCCTTGACCGTGCGCGGGTCGAGTCGGCCGGCCTGGGCTTCGCCGAGCCAGCGGGTCTGGTTGCGGAACTCGCCCCGTTTGCGTCCGACGCCCGGCCCGAGCAACGCGGCCATCGAGGTCTGGTAGGTATTGAACCCGCCCTCGATGCCGCCTTTGCCTTTCGAGCCGAACGCGCGGGTGAGACCGACGCCGAGGGCGGCCAGGCCGCCGAACCGTTCGGCTTTCTCGGCTTCATCGGCCGGCGTCCAGAGCGGCACGCCGTCGATGGATTTATTCCGCCAAATACCGCGCTCGAGACGCAGGCCGACCCGGGGCATGCCGACTGACGTGAACGTGTGATGGAACCAGCTCCAGATATCCTCGGCCCGGTAGGAATCGCGGACACGGGCGATCAGGACGCAGGAGACCCAGCGTCCGCTCATCACGTCGCGGAAGGCGAGCAACTGGCCGCGGCCCACGCGCACGCCGTATTTCTCGGAGCACGGATCGCCGCCAAACGGCCAGTCGTAGTACCAGGGCTGGTTCAGCGTCATGTCGTCGGCTTCCCACAGATCGCCTGGCAGGAGTTGCCGACGTTGACCGGTGGCGTCGACGTAGGTATCGTCGCGGATCTGGAGGCGGTGATGTTGGAAGGTGGTTTTGTTGCGGACCAGGATGCGGGTCTCGGGCGGGATATAGAGGGCGCGCTTGATAGAATCCGGGATGGAGCCGGAGGCGTTGCCCAGGACGCGCTCGAGCGCGTCGCGCACGATCGGTCGGATACCGGGCCGGTGCAGGTATTGGGCGCAGGCTTCGCGGTCGGAATCGCAATCGAGCTTGAGACTGCGCAGCGCGCGGATCTCGGCCTCGGTCAGGGCGAGACGGTCGACCAGCGATCTGTGGCGTCGGCGGGCCACGACGCCGCAGGTGGAGGCCAGGCACCACCATTGTTGATCGGACCGTGGATCGACCCGGTAGGGTTCCCAGGTCTGCATCCATCGGTAGTAGTTGCCGGTGTTCATCTGGTTGGCGACCAGCGGGAAGAGGACCGGCTCGAGGTGGTACCGGCGTCGGTCTTCCTCGGCCAGCACGCTGCGCAGCGATTGCGGCACGTTCGCGCCGGTGTCGCGGTGGCGCTGGACGGCGAGCAACCAGTTGGCTTTCTGGCGGGCGACGGCCAGTTCGTCGTCGGTGAACTCGTCGCGGCCGTAGGGATAGATATGGCCGGGGGTGGAGAGGAACAGGTTCACGTCAAACGGCCGCGCGGCGAGCCAGCGTTCGACGGGGCCGCGCACATCGGGCGGCAGATCGGCCGGGTGATACAGGTGGCCGTCGGTGGCGGCCTGGGGCCAGCGTTCGTCGTCGGCCCGGCGACGGATCTGGCGGGCGGACCGGTTGACGGCCTCGGCGATCTCGGCGGCGGTGACGAGGAAGGAGGAGGAGGGAGACGGTGGCGGAGGACCGGAGACCGGGGACCGGGGACCGGAGACCGCAGGCGACGGCGATGGGATGATGGTGGTGGTGGTGGTCATGGGTTGCCTCTCACAGAGATCACAGGGTCCACAGAGAACAGGCGGGCGATGGGGCCTTGGGGCTTCCACCATGTATATATAAAGAGACTGCCGAGGGTGACGGAGGCGAGCAGGGCCAGGGTGATGGCCATGCCGGCCAGGTCGGCGCCGAGGTCGGGCGTGTGACGGTAGCGGTTGGTCTTTTTCATGATGCGATCTCCTGTAAGCGGGCTTGTTCGGTTTTTAAGGCGCTCAACTCGTTGGTCTTTTGCGCGATCAGCCGCTCGATAACCATCAACTTGGCCATGCTTGGACTGAACTTTTCGTTTGAGGCCGTCTGCCAGTCGCTCGCCGATATCTGCAATTGCCGCTCGACGGTTTTCACACTGCACCCGACGTAATCCGCCAGCAGTTGCAATGTCGGAGGTGACAACATGGGGAATTGGCCTTTGGCCACTTTGATGAGCGTGCGGCGACTGACGCCGCAAGACAGAGCGGCCTCGCTGAGAGATTTGTTTCGTGACTGTAACCATTTGGTGAACCCAGTTGGTTCCTGTTGTCCCCCACCCATGTGATAATCCTCAGTTGCCCTTGACCGTGAGTAGATCAAACTCGCCGCGCTCCCACCGGGTCACTTCTTTCTCCAGCGCCAAGCGCACGACATCGGAAACGTCCAATCCATTGCGACGGGCGATGCTGACCAGGCGGCTTTTGGCCTTGCGAGGAAGCCTCACATTCAGCGTCTCAGTGCGTAGTTCCTTGTTCATGGTGATGCAATGTATCACAACGAGCCACATTGAGTCAACAGGGAGAATTAAAAAATAACAGCGATTGTCGGGTGTGTGTGTTACATTGTGCCCATGGAAAAAAAGGATGCTCAGATTCGTGTCCGTCTGACTCCAGAATTGCGCAAGAGACTGGAAAAAATTTCGGACTCGACGCATTTGGATGTGTCTTCGCTTGTTCGGGTCGCGGTCATGGCGATCATCGATGACGCGGAGCGCAAGGGTGGACGCATTACGTTGCCGTGGGAACCGCATAACTCAAAGGGGCAATCATCATGACGGTATTCGTATCGCTGCTTGGACAGATGTTGCTGGTGCTGGCAGTTGTTATGTGGATCATGGGCAAGACACCGGCGATGCCGTTTGTAGCGTTGGCGCTGGCCCTGACCGGCGTGATCATGAATGGCCTTTCGGCGATCTGCATGGCGATCGATCGTCAAACCGAAAAACATAATGCCGCTTCTACCGATGAAGAATTTCCGGGGGTGATCACACCGCTAGTGTATTTCGGCGGGCTTGTACTGACTGCGGTTGGCGCGGTACTGGTGATGCGCTTATGACCTGGTGGCAGATCCTGTTCGGCGTGATTCTGTGGTGCTTTGGCTTGTGGATGTTGAAGCCTTTGCTGGACATCATCTGCGGCGACGATGATGACCGTCGACGGTAATTGGCAAACCCTTTGTTTGTCCAAAAACGGCCTTCCTGTTTTCTCGGTAAAACAGGCTTTTTAGGTGTGCACTGCACACCCCTGTGCACTGCACACCCCCTGTGCAGTGCACACCCCCCCAAAAAAACTTCATGCCATTCTCCCCCGTGTTAGCGAATCGTGTCGTTGTCGGTTCGGTCCCGGCGCGCGCGGGGTTTGGATTCCCCACCGGCCTCGCGCGCGTTCGACCGGGGCGCAGCGGCAACGCAAACCAGACCACAGACGACAGACCGTGGGGAAACGGACAACGGCAAACGACGATGAAACAAAGAGACACAGAGAACACAGAGGCCAACGGGGCGGCGGAGGAGGGATTGATCCGTTGGACGCCTGAGGAGCACGCGATTTTCAAGCGGGAGTTTGAGGCGCAGGCGGAGGATGTGCCGTTCCAGGAACGGGCGCGGCTGGCGCAGGTGTTGATCCACAAGGTGCGACGGAAGAAATTTGGCGGGCCGAGTTGTTTGCCCTGGGCGGCCAAGGCGTACCGGGAGGGGAGAAAGACGTCGGAACCACGGAAGACCGGAGACCGGAGACCGGAGACCGGAGACCGCAGAGCACGGAAAGCGAAGAAGATTTCCGCGATCGCCCAGAACCACGGGCCAAGCGGTGCACCCGCCTCCCCGCAAGATCGGGGAGGCCAACTTGAACCCCACCACCACGCCACGCGGGGGGCGGGCGCGCCACGACGCGCGACCAGGGCCCCCGCACCTTTTGAGCAGTACACGCTGACCGAGTGCCTGGCGGCGCTCGAGGCGATTGGCAAACGGATCACCCAGGTCGCGGATCAGTTGCGGGAGGCGACCCGGTTATGAACCACAGAGACACAGAGAACGGCCTGAAACAACACGGCGACCAGGCAGCCGTGCGCGCGGGTCCTGTCCCCCGTGCGCGACGGTTCACTGACCGCCTGGCCGCGGCAGGTCTGCTCTGTGTCTCTGTGATTGTGACCGGCTGCGCGGGTGTGTGGGAGCGGTACGATGCCGACGGGCAACTGGTGAGCCGGACGGCGATCGCGTGGAGCATCTCGCCGCGGATCGTCGAGTCCACACCGACCGGCGCGAGTGTGCTGGTGTCCGACACCGCCGAGAGCCTGCGGGCGGCGGGCGACCTGGTGGGCACAGCGGCGGCCACGGCGGCGCGCGAGGCGGTGACGCCATGAAACTCCCCCATGGCTATTTTGGCGATGTGTTGCTGGTGGACGGCGGCGGGCCGATCGGCTGGGCGATCAAGCGTCGGACGATGAGCGACTGGAGCCACGTGGCGCGGTTTGTGGACGTGAAATTTGTGAACCGGCTGATGGAACGGCGCCCTGAAGTGTTCCCGCGGTTTGTGAAACTGGACATGTACAAGCCGCTGGACGACGGGGCGATCGTGGTGGAAGCGTTGCCTGGCGGGGTGATGATCCGTGACGCGGGTGTGTATCGGAACGCGGCCTGGCGTGTGCGGACGTTTGTGGATCCGTTGAGCGAGGAGGATCGTGAGCGTGGCGAGGACTGGTTGATGGATCAGGTTGGCCACGGGTACGACTGGCGCGGGGTGTTGCTGGGTCACGTGCTGCAGAACGAGTGGATTCACAACCGGGCCGGTTGGTTTTGCAGCGAGCTGAGCGCGGCGTGGGACATGGTGATGCTGCGCGGCGTGATCAGCGACACGGCGTCGAGTTTGATTCCGCCGCATTTTTATGCGGTGACCAGCGGGTTGAAGACCACGGACTGGCATGTGCGCAAGCCGGATGGGTGGCAGGCGGGGAGACCGGAGACCGGAGACCGGAGACCGGAGACCGCGGATATGGGAGGGGTGCGATGAGCGAGCACGAGTTTAGCGCGGGCGAGGTGGCGGCGTTGGACGAGCGGCGGATGCGGGATCGGCTGTTGCAGTGGTGTGTGGTGGAGACGGAGATGCACAAGCTCACGGAGATGTACCTGGGCAGCCGTCACGAGATTTACGGGGAATTATGTCGAATCCACCAGCAGATCCAGCAATCGCGGCGCATGGTGCTGGAGATGGAAAAGAATCACCAGGTGGAAGCACCGGGAGGCGCGACGTGAATCGTGGACGACGGCAACCAAAAAACGTGTCTGGGCTGCGGCGAGACGTGGCCGTTGGCGGCGTTTCCGTCGTGGACGGATCATGCGACCGGCAAGGTTCACCACGAGGCGCGGTGCCCGCCGTGTCACCGCGCGCGCAAGGCGGAGCAGATGGGGCCTTGCGTGGACGCCCGTTGCCCAAGCACGATGTGGATCGCCCGCGCAACGCGGAACAGTGGATCTGCCTTGCCACGGAGTATCTGGCGTCGGCCGCGGAGCAGTCCGTGCCTGCCGTGGTGGTGGAGCACGTGAACGACGCGCGGCAGCATCTGGAGTTTGCGTTGTGGCATTTGAGCGCGGTGCGCCGTGTGGGCGCCGACACGAACCAAACGCAACAACCGACACAGGAGGTAGTTGATGAAAGCGCAGAGCAACAACATCCGAAGCAACCACCACGGCGTCACCGGCATTACGTTGACGTGTCCGTTGCCGGCTGGGCGCCGGTCGACCGGCCAGGCGCTGGTGGAGTACAGCCTGATCCTGGCGTTGATCGCGGTGGTGTGCATCGCGGTGCTGACGTCGATCGGCCAGGAGTGTCGGCAGAAACTGGAGCTGGTTGAGGAGGCGATCGCGAAGTGATCGCCCAAACAACAAACAACACAAGGAAAGGAAATCACGTTATGAGCCGCAAAATCGCATTGTTCGCCATGTTCGCCATGATCGCCACCGCCGCGCAGGCCGCGGGAAACATGAGGCCACCGCGCGCCGTCCAGGCCAGCGCGATCGACCACGAATCGATCCGTGTGACCTGGCAGGATCGTTCGGTGTTGGAGACGGGATTCAAGGTGCGCGCCACTGATCCAGTCGGCGCGACCGTCACCAAACTTGTCCGCCGCAACCGTGAATCGACGGTGATCGGCGGACTGCAACCGTCCACCGCGTATGACATTCAGGTCCGCGCGTTCAACGATGCCCGGCAATCGGCCTGGAGCGATGTTGCCTCCGCCGAGACGTTGCCGCCGCCCGATGACGTGGCTCCGACGATTGTGTTCGTCGACCCCGCCGACGGCCAAACGATCTGGGGCAAAGGCGTCGTCGAGGTGCAGGCAACGGACAATGTGGGCGTGGTGTTGGTGGAGTTGTTTGTGGACGGGCAAAAGTGGGGCGAGTCCGCCGAGGTTCCGTTCGATCTGCCGTTTGACACCGAGACCGTGGCCGATGGTCAGCACCAACTGACCGTGCGCGCCCATGACGCGGCTGGCAACTTCAGCGACGCGTCGATCAACGTGATGGTTGAGAACGCGCTGGCGGCGCCGACAAACCTCACGGCGACGGCGGTCAGCCCGACCCAGATTGACCTGGCGTGGGAGGACAATACCACCATCGAGAGCGGGTTCGAGATCGAGCGGTCGCTGGACGGCGAGGTGTGGGGGACTCTCACAACGGTCGGGCCGAACGTCACATCGTTCTCCGACACATCACTGCCGTCATCGACAAAGTTCTACTATCGGGTGCGGGCATGTCGCGGCTGCGCCCCGGCGGTGGACCTATGAGACGCGTCGTCGTCCTGGTCGTTTTTTGCGGTCTGTGGTTTGCGGTCTGTGGTCTCGGTGTGGCCCGCGATTACCCGGTTGAGGTGACGCGGGTGGTGGACGGCGACACCGTGGACTGCCGCGTCGATCTCGGTCTTGGCGTGACCAAGGCCGAGCGGGTGCGCCTGGTTGGCGTGTACGCGGCGGAGTCGCACGAACCGGGAGGCGATGCGGCGCGGGAGGGCCTGGAAAAGGCCCTCCGGTGCCCCGCTGGCGAGCGTTTGACGCTGCGGACGGACGATGACGCCCGTGACAAGTACGGGCGGCTCCTGGGTGTGTTTCTGTGCGGCACGAACAACGTGAACGAGCGGATCGACGCGGCGCTGGGAAAACAAGGGAAAGGGATAAAATAGCATGGACGCGGTGATGATAGCGACGACGGTTGGCGCCTCGGTGGTTTCGATGATCGTGGGGGTGCTGACGATTTACGGGTTTGTGGTGCGACCGTTCCAGGTCGAACTGGACAAGGCCCGCGCGGCGCTGTCGCTGGTCAGCAAGGAACTACAGACGATCCAGGCCGAGAACCTGAGCGATCGGGTGGAGCGGCTGGAGTCGGGTCACAACCAGTGTCTGAACCGGTTGGCGAGCGAGTACGTGACGCGCCGGGAATGGGAGATGGATCGGGTGGAAGCGACGAAGTCGCGCTCGAAGATCTTCGAGATGCTGGAGGAGTTGTTGCAGCGCACGGCGGCGCTGGCGGGGTATCGGACGCCGAAGATGCAGGGGGAGACATGAAAACGCCGCGGGAAAAGAATTTCAAGAACAGGTCAGGTCGGCGGGCCGGTAAGGCTGTCAGCCACGATCAGGGGCCTGGCGCCCCTCGTTTTCCAATCAACATGACCGAGCGTCGGGTGCTGGCGGCGATTTCGGGCGGCGACACGCTGGCCGGGGTGAGCGACGCCGACGTGATGTTCGCCGTGGGCCGCGTGACGACAGGATTGACACAGCATGAGCTGATCGACGCGCTGGCGTATTTGCAGGAGGAAAAGCTGATTGACGTGAGCCGGTTGGATCGGTCGCGCTGGGTGATCACGGCGAAAGGAAAGGCGTTGCTCGATGGCTAAAGGCTGGAACAAGGACGGAAGCCCGCGCAAACGTCGGACGGATTGCGGGTTTTACCGGTTGCCCGAGCAGGGTCAGCAGGAGTTCATGGCGATCGTGCACGAGGACCGGGCCAACCCGGACATGAAACGGCTCTGCGCGGTGGTATCGAAACACAAGCAGGAATGGTCGATGCCGCGCATCTACGATTTTCTGCGAAGCCCGCGTTGCCAGGAGGAATTGATCGCGCACCAGGTACGGCTGCATCGGGCGATGGGCGAGACGATGGCCAGCGCGGGCGCGGATCATTTGCACGCCGACGCGCGGCGGTTGGCGATCGCGCACTGGACGACGATCCTGGCCAACGCGCAGGTGCTCTACAACGACCCGCAGGCGACGTCCGAGCAAAAGGCGGCGGCGTATGCGTCGACCGCCGAGGCGACGGACAAGCTGGTGGCGCTGGGCGCGCTCAAGGCGGGCGAGGACAAAGGGGCGCTGGCGCTGGCCAAGCTGGAGCTGGACAAACAGAAGGTGAGCCAAGCCGAGCGGAAGGTGGCGCTGCTGGAGGCGAAGATGAAAGACGCGCTGGCGGTGGCCGACACGCCGCAGCTGAGCGCGGCGGAGAAGACGCGCAAGATGCGCGAGATTTTGGGGATGCAAACGTCATGATCACGCCAAGCCGCAAAGGCGCCAAGAAACGACCGCAGACCGGAGACCGGAGACCCGAGACCCGCGGCACCGCGAGCAGGCTCGTGGCTACAGTGGAGACGGTGTCGCCGCGGTCGGTGTTGTTGCCGTACCAGGACACGTGGGCGATGGACGCCGCGCGGTTCAAGATCGGGCTGATGGCGCGCCAGACGGGCAAGGATTTCTCCAGCGGGTTCGAGGGTGTGCGGGACGTGTTCGAGGCGGAATTGCGCGGCGAGAAAACGGCCTGGCTGATCGCGGCGCCGTCGGAACGCCAGTCGCTCGAGTCGTTCGAGAAATGGAAGGAATGGCAGCAGGTGTTCAAGCTGAGCCTGGCGGACCTGATCGAGGAACGCGAGGGCGGCAGCGAGACGCTGCTGAAATCGGCCACGATGGTGTTCCCGAACGGGTCGCGCGTGATCGCGGTGCCGGGCAAGCCGGACACGGTGCGCGGGTTTTCGGCGAACGTGCTGATGACCGAGTTCGCGTTTTTCGAGGCCCCGGATGCGACATGGCGGGCGATTCTGCCGAGCGTGACCAACTCGCTGCGGGGCGGCGAAAAGAAGGTGCGGTTGATCTCCACGGCCAACGGGATCGGCAACAAGTTTCACGATCTGTGGAGCAAGAACCACGGGGTGGCGGGCGCGAAATGGAGCACGCACCTGGTCACGATCCACGACGCGGTGGCGCAGGGGTTGCCGGTGGACCCCGAGGAATTGCGGTTGGCGCTGGACGATCCCGACGGCTGGGCGCAGGAATTTTTGTGCGAGTTCATCGACACGGCGAGCGTGTTGCTTGGCTACGAGCTGATCGCGGCGTGCGAGAATCCACTGGCATTCGCCACCGCGACGGCCGAGTACTGGCAGGCCAGCGGCGGCGAGTTCCCGATGGTGCTGGGGATCGACTTTGGCCGCAAACGCGATTTGACGGTCTGCTGGGCGCTGGAGTGCATCTCGAAGGAGTTCGCCATGACCCGCGAGGTGCTGGAGATCGACAGGCAGAGCACGCGCCGGCAGTTGGAGCTGTTGCGTCCGAGGATCAAGCGGGCGCGTCGTGTGTGCTTCGATTACACGGGGCCTGGCGTTGGGTTGGGCGATTTGCTGGTGGACGAGTTTGGCGAGTACAAGCCCGAGCAGCATCAGTTCGGCAAGATCGAGCTGTGCAATTTTACCGACACGTTCAAGCGGGAGAATTTCCCGCCGTTGCGCGTGGCGTTTGACCAGAAACAACTCGGCATCCCGGTCAGCCGCGTGATCCGCGAGGACCTGCACAGCGTGCATCGGATCACCACGGCGCACGGGAACGTGACGTATCGCGCGCCGCACACGAAAGACGGGCACGCCGACCGGTGCACCGCGCTGATGCTGGCCAATCGGGCGCGGCTGAGCGCGCTGGGCGGCGCGTCGATGCCCGTGCTGGTGTTTGGCCGTGGGCGCGCGGCGCGGGCGGTGGCGGCGCGGCGCGAAAGGAGCGTGCTGGTATGAGCGGAGCGATGACACTGCCGCGTCACTTGTCGTCGGCCAACAAGTGGCGGAGCCAGTACAACCCGCTGCGCGGGCTGACGATTCAGCGGGCGGCCAGTCTGCTGGAGGAAGGCGAGCGCGGGGCGTATGCGGACCTGACCTGGCTGTATCGGATGATCGAGAAACGGCACCCGGTGTTGCGGGCGCTGAAAGCCCGTCGGCTGGGCGCGATCGCCAAGCTCGATTGGGCGATCAAGACCGTGTCCACCGAGGGCGTGGACGAGGCGCTGGCCGAAGACCAGGCGGCGGCGTTGCGGGCGGCGTATGACAAGATCGACAACCTGCGGGCGGCGATCCGGTTCCTGGCGCTGGCCGAGTTTCGCGGGTTCGCGCACATTGAACGGCAAGTGCGCGGTCCTCAGTCTCCGGTCTCCGGTCCCCGGTCTCCGGTCCTGCCCTCCGAGACCAATCACCTGGAGTGCGTGGATCAATGGTTCTGGTGTCGGGACGGGCTGTATGGTCCGTGGACGTACAACGCCGATTCGGCCAGTGGCCGTGTGGTGGGCGAGCCGGTGGATTTGGGAACGCTGCTGGTGCGCGAGGTGGAAGATCCGCTCAACGAGATCGCGCTGATCCAGTATGTGCGCAGCGGCCTGAGCGAGAAGGATTGGGACGCGTTCATCGAGGTGTACGGCATCCCGCGGCCGGTGGTCATCATGCCGCCGCAGGTGCCGGTGGAGAAAGAGGCGGAATACAAGAGCGCGGCGGAGGCGATTGCCGACGGCATCCCCGGCGCGCTGCCGTATGGGGGGGACGCGAAATTTCCGACGGCGGGCCTGGGCGAATCGCCGTTCAAGCAGCGGCTCGATCACCTGGCCGAGCAACTGGTGCTGGCCGGCACGGGCGGGAAACTGACGATGTTGAGCGGGCCGACCGGCATTGGCCAGGGGGCGAGCGGCGAGCACGGGGACGTGTTTGACGACATTGCCCGGGCCGAGGCGCTGGAGATCAGCGAGGTGTTCCAGAAGGGATTGGACGCGCTGGTGCTGGCGGAGTTGTTCCCGGGCAAACCGGCGCTGGCGTATTTCGAGTTGGCGGCGACCGACGAGGAGGACGTGGGCGCGCTGGTGGATCACGCGGTGAAACTCTCCCAGGCCGGGTACGCGATCGATCTCGAGGAGCTGAGCGAGCGGACCGGCTATGAGCTGGTGCGGCGGCAGGAACGGAGACCGGAGACCGGAGACCGGGGACCGGAGACTGTCGGCGACGAGGAAGAGGCCGAAGGCGGGCTGGTGAACCGGATGCGGCGGGTGTGGGATCGGTTGGTGAATGCATGGATAACCGACGGCGACGGCAATCGATTTTTTATTGGCAAAGACTGGCGAGAACACGGGAGACCGGACATCCGAGACCTGGCGCATCTGGCGGTGGATGAACCACGATCCTTGTCTGTGGTCGACGGCGAACGAGAATTATGGCAGGGCGTCACAGAGATGGATCCTTTGGGCAACGGAGTGAGGTTTGACCGTCAGACGATGGCGCATTTTCAACGCCCCGACCAACTGAATCGCGCTGAATTCCTGCCGCACGCCAAGGCGTCGGTGAAAAGCCCCGTCGAGATTTGGCAGCAGGACAACAACGATGTGTATATTGGGCTTTTCAAAGATGCTCGCGGGATGGTTTCCGGCGGCACGGTTTTCGTGGTGCAACGACGCGGCGGGGCCGAGAGTTTCTACAAGGTCAGCAAAATCCGAAAGCTGAACAACTATCGGAAAGGGGAACTGATTTATGCGAAATAAGAGCACCGACTCACGGGCTGCCGTGGTGGCACTTCCTGTCCGGTTACGCCGCAGCCGGCACCGAACAGGCTCTGACGGAAATCTACTCTCCGCCCGCGCGGGCGTCAAGCGGGTGTTGCCGTGGAATTTCGTTGTGGAACTGTGGGGGCTTACCCCAGATGGTGCCGCCGCTGCTCCCATCGGTAGCGGACGGCAAACTCCCAATAGTCCACCAAAACGAATTCGAGCAATATGGATTGACGGTCAGCGGTGGCAGGTCCCTCAAGGGATATGTCCATCATTCGCTCGTTGCCGCGCCAGCCGCAAAACAGCAGGAGGCGCACGATGAATACCAAAGTGGCACTGGTCAAGGAGAGGCACGACTGGGAGCGGCTGGATGCGCAGCGGCTCAATCGAATGTGCTCGTTGTTGGATTGGCAATCCATTCGTCGCGCAGCGTGGAGTCCCACAGCGCAATCAGCAGCCACTCGCGCCGCGATTCTGGATCAACTGACGCGGGCACTTGCAGCACCGGCGCTCCCCGCACCGGAAACGGTGTGGCCGCCGCCTCCAGGAACCGCAACGCCTGATGCAGCCGTTGTCGGAGAAAATACCGTTCCGCATCCGTCGCTGCCACGGGGTTGCCGCGCGCGAGTTGCCGGCAGAGCGCGTCGGTGGACGCGCTGGTGCGTCGCTCTAGCCCTGCGACTGCACGGGCGCGTTCTTCAGGCGTGCGGCCCGGTACCGTCGGACATTCCACTGTTCCCAGACGCAACTGCCAGTCTGCGACCCATTCGATTTCCGTTAGCCAATCCATCTCCTCATTTTGCCCACCCGCTGGCGGAGGTCAAACGATCAGCGCAGCCACACGGAGGTCACCAGTGAACCCACTGCCATTGCCAATGACAGGTAACAACCCGGCACGGCCCAGCGGTACGGCCAGGGCAATTTTGCGACGATGGGCGAAGGCGCTGCGTCGCTACCGGGCCAAGTCGGTTGTGTTCTTTGTTGCACCAACGACTTCACCAGCGCGCGTTCGATCCACACTTCGCCGTGCAGCGCTAATGCTCCAAGCAGGATACCGAGTCCAAGTCCTGTCCACGACACCTTCCGCAACAGGGTATCCGATGCGGTTGCCCCCGCCGCCGACGGGAGCACTGCCAGAACCGATAGCGACACTGCGGCAAGCCCTACAAGGAACCGCAGCCACGCATAGAACTTCTCCTCGCGGCGGTTCGCCCAGTCGCAAATCTCACGGAATTGATCGGGTGTCATGGCGCCATTTTGCCCACCCGCTGGCGGAGGTCAAGCAATGACCCCGAAACAACGGATTGCGGATGTGGCGGCGGGGCTGGTCAACGACCAGGCGCCGTTGCGGCGGCGGCTGGAAAAGGCGCTGGCCCAGGGCGACGCGGCGGACGCGTTGCAGGAGCTGCGCGAGCTGGTGGCGGACCTGCCGCAGTTGCTGCGCCGGGCCAATACCGATGCCGATACCGCCCGCGAACTCGAGGCGGCGATCGTGGGCGAGATGACCGACCTGATCGAGAAAGCGGCGAAGGAGGGACCGGGGACCGGAGACCGGGGACCGGAGACCACGGAGGATGTGATGAGGAATGCGATGCCGATGTTGAACCGCAGCTTGCCGGCCGATGGCTGGGTGCAGGTGGCGCCGACGGGCGAATACCCGCACAGCGAGACCGGGCTGACCCAGGTGCTCGATGACGCCGCGCTGGAGGCGATGGTCAACAGTTTCCGCGACGGCGGCGAGGAGATCCTGGTGGACCAGGACCATTTCAGTTACCAGCCCGACAAGCCGTCGACCGCCATGGGCTGGATCAAGGAGTTGGCCAAGCGGTCCAACGGGCTGTGGGCCAAGATCGATCTGACCCCGGTCGGCCGCGAAGCCATTGCCAATGGACTGTACCGGTTCGTCTCGCCCGTCTGGGCCCGGGCCGATTGCGAAGACCTGGGCGGCGGCAAGGTCCGCCCCCGTCGGCTCGACTCGGTGGGGCTGACCAACCAACCCAATTTGCGGGGCATGGTGCCCCTGTCAAACCGCGCCACGGGCAACGGCCCGAGCGGCGCAGAAACCAAACCCACACACAAGGAGTCCCACATGAAGGACAAACTGATCACAGCGTTGGGCTTGGCCGCCGACGCGGCGGATAGCGCCGTCGTCGAGGCCGTGACCACGCTGAAGAATCGGGCTGCATCGCTGGAGACAGCGAATGCGGACCTGAAGAAGAACAGCCGCGAGCTGCTCGAAGCGCAGGTCGAGACGGACCTGGCGCAGTACGCCGATCGGATCGCCAACAAGGAGGCGATGCGCAAGGTGTTGCTGAACGACCGCAAGTCGGGTCTTGAGATGCTCCAGGCGCTCAAGCCGGTGGAGAAACCCGCGTTGCACAATCGCGCGGGCAAACCGACGCCCGGCAGCAGCGTCGCGAAGACCAAGCCCCAGCAGATCGAGGAGGCTGTCCGCTCCAAGATGCTGGCCAACCGCTGCGGCTACGCCCAGGCCTGGGCCGCCGTGCAAACGGAGAAACCCGAATTATTCGCTGAAGAAACCAACCAGGAGGAATCGTAATCATGATCGCACGCTCAAACGGAATCATCCCGGTCACGCCATTGGCGGACCACACCGGCAAGGAAGGCTACGCCCTTCTGGCCACCGGCGCTGTGTGCAGCGCCGTCACCGACATCCCGCTCGGGGTCATCACCGAGGGGCAACCCACCACCGGCAAAGACGCGGTCGCGTTGTGCGACGGCGGCCTGGCCGGCACGGTCAAGGTCAAGCTGGACGGCACGCCCGGCACGGTGGTGACCGGCAGCTACTTGCAGATCACCGCCACCGGCACGTTCAAGCTCGATGCCGGCACTGGCAACCGCGTGCTCTGCGCCCGCGCCCTCGAAGCCGGCGCGGCCAACGAACTCATCGAGGCCGTCCTGTTCAAGCCAACGGCGCTCAGCTAACCCATCATCAGACATCAAAAGGAAACACAAGACTATGCCAGCCACATCATCCGCGGTCGTTCAGACCCTGACCAACTACGCGCGCGGCATCGCCCAGGATCGCTCCAGCGCCCTGGCCGAGTTTCTCGCGCCCACCGTGCCGGTCGCCTCGGCCACCGGCAAGTTCAAGCAGTTCAACGACAAGAACGCCTTCCAGGTGGTCGACACCAGCCGCGCCATCGGCGGCGAAGCCCGACGCCTGGAGTTCCTCGCGTCCGACTCCGACTACAACTGCGCCCCGCAGGCGCTGGAGATCGCCATCGACGACCACGAGCGCGAGCTCGCGGGCGATGCCGACCCGCTCGGCCTCGAACGGGCCAAGATCGACACGCTGGTCACCAGCGCCGTCATCAGCCATGAGGACCGGGTGCTCGCCAAGATCAAGACCGCGGTCGCCGCGGTCGGCGCCAAGGGCGTCTGGAGCAGCAGCTCCAACGATCCCGTCAAGGAGCTGGACGAGCAGATCGAGGCCATCGCCATCGAGACCGGCATGATGCCCAACCGCATCGCGTTCGGCATCGGCGCCTGGCGGGTGTTCCGCAACCACGACAAGGTCATTGCCCGCCAGCCTGGCGCGGCGCTGATCGGCGTGACCAACGCCCAGGCCGCCCAGATGCTGCTCAACCCCGGCATCGAGATCCGGGTTGGCGTGCTCTCCAAGGACAGCGCCAAGATCGGCGCCACCAAGAGCGCGACCAACATCGTCGGTGCCGAGGTGTTCTTGTTCTACTCCTCGACCACGCCGACGCAGTACGACCCGAGCTTCGCCAAGACGTTCCGCACCCGCTCGGGCGGCGTGGAAAGCGTGCGCACCTACCGGGCCGACCGCAACCGGTCGGACATCCTGGCGGTGGACTGGAGCGAGGACATCCAGGTGGTCAGCACCGCCTGTGTGCGGAGGCTCACCATCAGCTAATCCCCCAAGGACGAGCGCCTGGGCGTCGGTCCGCACGACGGCGCCCAGGCGAACCCTCGACGAGGAACGGACACCATGAGCTGGATCACGATCACCGAAGCGGATGTGAAGAATCGGCTGAACAGCGCCGAGTGGCAGGCGGTCAACTCCCGCGCCCTGGTGGCCGGGATGAACTCGCCCGTCGACGACGTGATTGCCGACGTGACCGCCGAGGTCCGCCGCAAGGTGGCGAGCTGCCGCCACAACCGGTTGAGCACCGATGACGCGATGATTCCCGCCGGGCTGAAAAGCCAGGCGCTGGCGTTGATCGTGGTGGAACTGTTGCGCCGGTACGGGTCGCACCTGCTCAAGGAGACCGATCCGCGACTGGCCGCCGAGAAGGCTGCCCGGACCGACCTGGACCGCGTGGCCGACTGCCAGGACGCGGTGGAACTGCCCGAGACACCCGAAGCCGCCGCCGTGCAACCCAGCCCGTCCCCGGCCTTCGGCGAACGCACCCGCAACTGGACATCGTCCACACAGGAAGGAATCTGAACGTGATCAAGACCGTCAATCTCACCGCGGTGCGGGGCGATACGTTCTCGATGGAGGTGCGGATGACGGCCGCCGACGGCGCGGCCGTGGACCTGACCGGGTACACGCTCATGTTCACCGTCAAGCCACTGGCGGACCACGCGGCCGACGACAGCGCGGCGGTGGTGGCCGTGGACGTGACGGCGCACACCGACGCGGCGGGCGGGCTTTCGACCGTCACCGTGCCGGCGGCGGACACGGCGGATCTGCTCGGGGTGTACGCCTGGGATCTGCAGTCGCGCGCGCCCGACGGCACCATCACCACGCTGACCGGAGGCCAGGTCGAATGGCTGGCGGACGTGACCCGCAGGACGGTGGCCGCATGAGCGCGAGGCGCGTCCATGTGCAGGTGACGCCGCCACCCGCGGTGGCGGTGCGCCAGGTGATCCAGCAGGTCGCCGGGATGGACCGGTACCACCGGCATGTGCAATCGACGCCGTCGGCCACCTGGGCGATCGCGCACAATTTGGGCAAACGGCCGTGCGTGGCGGTGGTGGACTCGGCCGGCACGGAAGTGGAAGGCGACGTGCAGCACGTGGACGACAACAGTCTGACCATCGGATTCAGTGCCGCGTTCAGCGGCGAAGCGTATTGCAATTGATCGACGAGAACCAACCAACCAACCAACCAACAGTAAAGGAACAAACAGTATGGCACGCAAATTCTTGACCGCGCTGGACCTCAACAAAAACGAGCTGCAAAACGCGGTCCTGCAGAACCTGGCCTCGGCGCCGAGCACACCGGCTGCCGGCCAGATGTACTACAACACCACCGATGACGCGGTCTACTTCTACGACGGCACGTCGTGGATCGATGTGACCGACGCGGTGACGCTCGGTGGCCAGGCGGGATCGTACTACCTTTCCCGGGCCAACCACACCGGCACGCAGGCAGCGAGCACGATCAGCGATTTCGACACCCAGGTACGGACGAGTCGACTCGATCAGATGGCCGCGCCGACGGCCAGCGTGGCGCTCAACTCGCAGAAGATCACCGGCCTGGCCAACGGCACGGCCGCCACCGACGCGGTCAACAAAGGCCAGCTCGATGCGGTCAGCTCCGGGCTCGATCCGAAGGCCAGCGTGCGCGTGGCCACCACGGCCAACATCACGCTTGATGGTCCCCAGACTGTCGATGGGGTGCAACTAAACAACTACGATCGCGTCTTGGTGAAGAACCAGACCACAGCCAGCGAGAACGGCATTTATGTTGTCGACGAGGCCGGTCCTTGGTCACGAGCCGGCGATGCTGACACAAGCGCCGATGTGACAGCGGGCATGTATGCGTTCGTCGAGGAAGGCACGACCAATGGCGATACCGGCTGGGTGTTGACGACCAACAACCCGATCGTGGTCGGCACCACGGCGCTGGTGTTTGTGCAGTTCAGCGGCGCGGCGGACGTGACGGCGGGCGACGGGTTGACCAAGACCGGATCGACCCTGGCGGTCGGAGCCGGCACGGGCATCAGCGTGTCGGCTGACGCGGTGGCGATTGATACCGCGGTGGTGGCGCGCAAGGCGTCGGCCAACGTGGGCGACGGCGCGGCGACGCAGATCGACGTGGCGCACAACCTGGGCACGCGGGATATCACCGTCAGCGTGATCGAAGCCGGCAGCCCCTACGGCCATGTGCTGTGCGATGTCGAGAGCCTCGACGCCAACACGGTCCGGTTGCGGTTCGCGTCTGCCCCGACCTTGAACCAGTACCGGGTGATCGTGGTCGGCTGATAGACGGAACCACGAAACACACGAAAGACACGAAACCATGTCGCGCGCGTTCAAGACAGCGATCGATCTCGAAAAGAACGAGGTGCTCAACCTGCGGCTGCACCAGTTGTCGTCCCCGCCGACCTCGCCGGTGGTCGGCCAGTGTTACTACAACACGACCGACGATCTGCCGTATGTCTGGGACGGCGCGGCCTGGCTGGCGATGGTGGGCAGCGGCACGCCCGACGCCGGCTGGACGGTCTTGAACCCGTCCACGGACAAGACGCTGGACGTGGCCAAGACCTCGCCCAACGAGATGGCGCGGGTTCTGGGCACGCTGATCGACGCGCTGAAGGCGAAAGGGATCTTGTCATGAGGCAAACCGCAAGGGCCTGTTTCACCGGGTTGGCCGCCGTTGCGTCCGTGCTGGCTGCCGGTTGGCTGTTGGCCGGGCCGATCAACATGGGCGATCTGCCGACCGATGAGCCGATTCCGACGTCGGTACTGGTCGATGACGTGACGAATTATCCCTCCTTCTGGCTGCCGCTGGGGGGGGCGTTCACCGACTTCGAGTTGAAGGCCAGCACGAACAATTTCCAAACCCTGGCCTACTACTACAACTCGATCTGGACGAACAGCATCGCGGACGATCCGGATGCCAAGGTGTTTTTTACCGACTCAGGCGCGGTCAACCCGCGCGCCTGGATCACGTCTCCGGGTCACGCGGCAATCTTGGGACAACTGACCGATGCCAACAGTGTCGTGCGCTACGTCGTGGTGCAGCCGTCTTTGTTGGTCATCTCGCCCGGCGGCGTGACGAACAACGTCTCCGCCTGGATGAACAAGAATCAATCGAACCTCGTTTGGAGCTACTCACGGATCGACGGCGTTACGTTCGAGACGGACGGTGGCGCGAGGCAGATATGGACTCCCGTCACACCGACGTGGATTCCACAACGAACCACACCATAAAGGACACACATGAAGAACCGAATGACGTTAGTGATCGTTTGTGCGGCATGCGTTTTCGCGGCAAACGCGAGCATGGCCGCGATGACCGAACAGCAAGTCGTCAACACCCTCACGAATGGAACGTATCAAGCGTATCAATACGTGTGGGAACAAGGCGGCAGTTATGCGCAAGTCGGGAAGCTGTTGCGGTCGTACCGGAATTACGTCACCGACCCGCGCCCGGTACCGGCTCAAGGCACGCTCGATGCCGCCAAAGGGATTATCCTGTCGCTCGTCCCGCCCGCAGCCGTCGCACCGGTCACGGAGGAGATGACACGGCTCGATACGGCTCGCGGGCAGGTTACCGCCGCGCTGGCGTCATTGGCGTCCGGCACCAACGGCTACGCCGCCGCCCGCACCACGCTGGAAGGCGTGAGCTACATGGCAGCCAACCAGGACGCTAATCTGCAGGCGCTTATTGAGATATCCAAGTCAACGAGTGGTTACAACTTCAACCCGTTCATGGCCATGCACGCTGCGGCGCGGCACAAGTTATTCGCGAACGCCCAGCAAATTATCGAATACGCCAACGACCTGAACAGCCTAGCCGGGCTGTCGGGCTCTCGTGTGATCGAGGTGGTCGAGTTTGCCAAGGCGGCCGGGCTAAATGAAACGGCGTGGGTTGCCGCCAAGAACGATTTCGACGCGATCCTGGCTGCGGAGTCGGTCGATGGCATCGCCAAAGGTCGGTACTTTATGCTGCTGGAGGCGGCGCACACGCTCACGAACATCAACGGGCATGCGCGATATTTCTACGAGGGGGTCGCGCACAAGTTTGCCACCCCAAAAAATGTCTCGGAGAACGAGGCTCGCATTTTGGCAAAAGCCAAACAAATGGAAATTGCCGCTCGTCGCGCTGCCAATCTGCCCGTGACCGGCCCCGGCAACCTGCCCAAAACGGAAGCGGCGGTGGCGGCGTACAATAACGGAACCAACCTGGTGACGGCTCTGGCCGAGTTGGGGTTGACCCTGCCGGCTGATTACGCCGATCGCGTCACGGAAGCGCAGGCATTGGCGGCCTCGATTCTCTCCGAGGGCCGCGAAGCAAAGCCGGATGAATTGGCATTCATGCAGTTCTTCCTCGGCGCGGTCAACTACAAGACGTTTGTGGACGCCTATAACCGATGAACCGGCTTGGCATACTCTTGCTCGCGGCGAGCTTGTCCGTGGGTGCCAAGAAACCCATCGCGGACAAGCCGCCGCTCTCGATCGCGCCCGTTGTCGCGGTGGACGGCAAACCGGCGATCGAATCGCCAGTGGCAACTCCGCAGCCGCCGAAGCCGATGCTTGCACCGGTGGTTGTCATGCAGGAACCAACCAAGCTGGTGCTTGAGTCGCCTGTGGCTGCCACCGGTCCAACCAAGACAGTGCTGGATGAACCAGAGGTGATACCGGTTGCGCTCAAGCCCGAATTAACCGCGCCGCCAGTTGCGTCGAGTCCGCTCAAGCTGGGCATCATCGCGCCAGAACTCGCGCTGGCGCCGTCCAAGCATGCTGTGTCCGCCCCCGACTTCGTGCCGCACGCGATAGGGAACCAGTCCGACGTTGTGGTGGTGCAGTCGCTCTTGAGTGGGACGGGTTTATTCTTGGATCGGTTTGCACCGGCGACAGCCAACGGTCAACTCACTGCGGGGGGCGTGTACCAGGTATCGCTGCCCGTCAATGCCATCCTGACCGGGGCCGATCCGTTGACGGTCTCATTGAAGTTGGGGGTGAGGGCACCGGTGGAGGTTGTGTTGGCTCAAAAAGCTGTGGTGAGTCCGACGTACTCCGCAAGGTTATCGTCCGACGTCGGCATAGCAGTAGATCGCGTGATCGACTGGTTCGATGCTGAGAGCACCGTGAACCGTTATCTGATGACGTCATTGAACCGCAAGCTGCAAGCTCTCCGGGCTCAGTACGCTGCGGGGCAGTGGGACGCGAGTGACGACGCTGCGTATGCCGACTGGCTCATAGAGTTGGAGCAAGCCATGTCGCGACGGTCGTCTTTAGCGGGAAAACAGGAACCATGAGCAGCGCCCTGCGCCAACTCTACGAGGACATCGCCGATCGGCTGGCGGCGGACCACTGGTTTGCGGTGCGCGGGATCACCGTGCTGACCGAGCGGCCCCGGGTGGCGTCGGTCGAGGGCGAGATGGAGCATTCCCTGGACAAGATCATCGCCATCCTGACCGGGGCCGATGCCCAGGCATCCAAGCACGGCGTGGTGGTGGTAGTGCAGATGCCGACGGGGCATGTGCGGACCCCGAACGTGCCGCGGCCCTATTTCGACCTGGTCCGTGTCCAGGTGCTGGTGCTGGAAAACCCGTTGGTCAATTATTTGGCCACGGGCACCAACTCCAGCGCGGAGGAGATCGCCGAGCGGATCCTGGCGGTCTGCCACCAGTTCAACGCCGCGCTGGTCAACAACACGCTGGTGGCCGACGAACAGGCGCTGGTGCCGGTGCCGGCCGAGATCGCCGGGGTGGGCATCGTGGGCTACAGCGTGAATTTCCGGACCTCGTTTGCCCTGGCCGACGCGGCGCGGGTGGCTACGCCGTCGATCACGGTGGCCGACGGTCTGGTGTCGATCGCCTGCGCCACGGCGGGCGCGGCGCTCTGGTACACGGTGGACGGCAGCTATCCGTGGGAGGGAAATGAGACGGCGACCGAGTACGCGGGGCCGTTTGACGAGCCGGGCGCGGGGGCGCTGCTGCGGGTCGGCGGGTTTGCCGCCGAGCATGCGCCGAGCGACGTGGCGGCACGACAATTTTAGCGGTGCACAAAAACGATTTGCGGCGAGGCATGGTGCCAGGCCGCGACAACCAAAACCAACCAAGGAAGGACGGTAAGACAGTATGAACAGAAGCGCATTGGTAGCGGGTCCGTGCAAGATGGTGTTTGCCGGCGCCACGCTGTTTTCCAAGGACGACGTCAGCGTTCGTCTCGACCAAAAGACATTCGACATCCGCACGGCGGTCCACGGCAAGGTGGACGAGCGCGTGCTCGATGTGGCGGCGGAACTGAAGTTCACGCCCGAGGGCCGATGGAACGCGGCCACGATCGCGGCGTTATTCCCCTACGCCAACACGGCCTGCGGCACGTCGATCTACACCGACACCGACCGACCGTGCGCGTTGCACGGGTCGGACGCCACGATCACCACGCTGATCGCCGCGGCGGTCACGCAGATGCCGACGATGAAGTTCAGCTCCACGGAGACGCTGGTCGGCCCGGTGGGCATCACGGGGGTGCGCGGCAACAACATGGCCTGGGAGGATGCCGACAGCCTGTTGGCGATCGCCGGCACCGGCGGGTCGATTGCCGACACCACGTTCGCGCCGAACCTGATCAAGACCCAGCCCTACACGCTGGACTTCGGCACGGACCTGGGCGGCACGCCCGACTACGTGTTCGAGGACATGGACTCGGAAGACGGGTTCAGCTTCGAGACATCGCTGGAGCTGGCCGACATCAACGTCGACCGCCTCGGCCTGGTGGACAAGAAGCTGATCAGCGTGGGCTGCATGGTCAAGGTCAAGCCGGTCGGCCCGAGCGCCGCGTCGATCTTGGCCGCGCTCAAGGTGCAGGACACGGGCGCCGCCCGCGGACGGTCGCTCGGCTCCTACGAGCTGCGCATTACCGGCGCCGACGGCATCACGTACCTGACCATCCCGAGCTGCGACGTGAAGACGGCCGGGTTCCGGTTCGGCACCACGGTGCTGCGCAACGACGAACTCGGGTTCGTCGCGGGCCGCACGTTCACCACCGGCGCCCAGAACGCGCTGTTTACGCTGGCCGCAAGCTAACACCCGACGGGGGTAGACGGAGCGCCTGACCTGATCGGGCCTCCGTCGCCCGCCGTCGCCCGGGCACACACACCACGACATGCGCGTCCAATTCGGAACGGGAATCTGGCTGGCCGGCGATCCCGCGGAGACGATCCGCGAGTTCGGCGAGGCCAACGAGTTTTCCACCGAGGGCCGCCAGGTGGTGCAGATCGCCCAGCGGTTCCGGGCGGACGACGCCGAGCCGCTCGCCCGTGGCAACGCGCTGCAGACGGTCCGGTTCAGTGTGACCCGGCAGTTTGCCACCGTGACGGCCGCGCAGGAGTTCGCGCTCGATCACATTGGCGACATTTTGGCGGCGGGGCAGCAGACCACGACGTTCACCAAGGCCGATGGCACGCCCACGACGATGCTCAAGTGCGTGTGCACGCCCCGCGTGCGCGGGCTGGTGGGCCTGACCACGATCATGGAATACGAGATCACCGGCCAGGCGGCCGGTGGCGGGGTGGGCGGACGATGACAGACCGCATCAGGATCGGGGACGGTCGAGGTAGGGCAGATCAAACAGGTAAGCGATATGAATCAACAACCCAAACGGCGGCGCAATCAGGTAAAAAAACAGCGCGCCGATCATCACGCAGAAACCCGACAAGGGCCGCCCGTGGGTGAAGTACGCATAGCCTGGTAAGAGAAATTCCATAGCGGGATCAATATGGCCGACGTTAAATTCCAAGTCAACATCGAGAGCCGGGTGCAGATCCAGGAGCTGCGCAAGCTGGAGGATTCGCTCCAGCGCCAGATCGTGATCGCCCGGGCTACGGGCAAGGAATACAAGGACCTGGAAACCCAGTTAAGTGGCGTGCGCGGGCAGTTGGCCGGGTTTGGTGCGGGGGACAAATTCAAGTCGGCGATCGGGGCGTTCGCGTCGGAGATCCCCGGCGTGGGCGCGGCGATGAACGTGCTCAACGGGTCGCTCGGCATGGTGACGCTCGGCGTGACATCCGTGACGGCGGCGATCCGCGGCGCGGTGGCCAGCCTGCGCGAGTTCGCCCAGGCACAGGAAGCCGTGGCGGAGCTGGACGCGGTCCTGGCGCAGACGGGGCAGTTGACCGATAACTACCGGGTGAAGCTGCAGGATCTGGCCGGTCAGATGCAGGACTCGACGGCGATCGCCGACGATCAATGGCTGCGGGTACTGAAACAGTTGACGCAGTTCGGCGCGGACTCGACCAACATCGAGCAGTACGCCGAGGCGGTGAAGAATCTGGCGGGCGTGGTGGGATCGATCGACACGGCCAGCATGCTGATGAGTCGGGCGTTGCAGGGGCAGTTCGACATGTTCGGCCGGTACGGCATCCGTGTGCAGGAGACCGGCACCAACCTGGAGAAACTCAACAGCCTGATGGAACAGGTCGCCCGCATGGGCGGCGGCGTGCTCGAGGCCAAAGCCCAGACGCTCTCCGGGTCGCTCGGCGGATTGAAGAATGCCACGGGCGATTTGATGGAGGCCATCGGCGGCGGCCTGGACAAGATACTCAAACTGTCGCAGCTCATCGACGGGTTGAAGCAGACGGTGCAGAACCTGACGTCGATCATCGGCGGCCCGATCGACAAACTGGAGGGGTTGAAGAACAAGATTGACGGGCTGGCGGAGTCGGAAGGCAACGCGGCCAAGCGTCAGGAGGCGTTGGCCACCGCGATCGGCAAGGTCAACGAGACGTTGGCGGCATCGTCGAAGGGGATGCGCGATTACCTGACCCAGTTGAACGATGTGACGCGCAAGACGCTGGAGGTGATCGACGCGGAAACGGAACTGGCGTTATCGCGTGTCAATCTCGATCTGCAACAGGGAAAAATCTCCGAGGAAGAAGCGGCCTCGCAACGTGCCGGTATCGCTTCCGGTGCGAGCGAGCAAAAGCAAAAGGCGTTGCTGCAGTCCAATGCCCAGGCGCAGCAAGCCGTCGAAACCGAGATCGAGGCCCAGAAAAAAGCCAAGACCGATCTCACGACGCAGCGCGATACGGCGGCGGAGAAAGCGCGGATCACCAGGGAGGCGCAACAGACCGCCATCTCCGACAAGAATCTGCTGGAGAGCATCGGGGACACGCTGAAGCGGGCGCAGGACGAGCGGGATCGTATAGCCAAACAGGTGCGCGGGTATGAGGAGGGGAGGACGATCGGCGGTGTCCCCATTGAGCGGGAAGCTTACGCCAAAGCAAAAGCGGATTTGGAGCAGGCGGAAGAGCAGGTCTTGGCTTTGGGCAGCTTGTACGGCAAAGAATATGCCCAGGCTGTGGCGCGCGCGCAGGCTGCGCAGGCCGCGCTCGATGGCGGCGGGTTCGACGGCAAAGCGCTGGCGGCGCGGGAGGACGAGTTGGCCAAGGCCGAGGAGGCGCTCAAGGCGCTGGAAAAAGCCCAGGCTGATTCCGTGCCCGAATTGGAAAAACGTCGGGAAGCGTTGCAGCGCGAACGCGAGCAACTGGAGAAACTGCGGGCCTTGCGCGTTGAGAAGGAGCAAGTCGACCAAACAGCGCAAATCGACCAGGCCAAAGCCAAGGATGCGGCGAACAAAAAAGCGTCGGAGGAAAAGGCAGCGCGGGAGGCGGCGGAGAAACGCCGCGAGGCGATCCGGGGCGAGCAGGCCGAACGCGACGTCCGCCTGGCCGATGCCAGGCAGGCGGAGGCCGACGCGCCCGACGACCAGAAACGGGCCAAGAAACTGGCCGTGGCCAAGATCGAGGAGGAGGAGAAAAAGCGCGCGGTCGAACTGGCGGAGACGCCGTCCGAGAAAGCCCAAGCCGAGGCGGCGCTCAAGGAATTTTACACGCGGCTGGCCAATGACATCCGCAAGATTGAAGATAACGCCGCCGAGGCGCGGGCGCGCGCGGCTGACGATGCCGCCGAGGATGAACGCAAGGCCGAGATCGCGCGGTTGCGGCTTGTGGCCGGCACGGACCCCGACAAGGCGAAACGCATCGCGGCGGCTGATGCGGCCGACGCGAGAGAGCGCCAGGGGCGGGCGGATCGGACCGAGCCTGCCCCGAGCAAGACCACTGCGGCGGACGTGCAGAAGGAACTCGACAGGCTCCCGTCCAACGCACCGGCCCGGCCGCCGATTCCACCCGCCCCGGCTGTCACACCACCGCCACCAGCCAAGCCGCCGCCGGCAGCTCCGGCGCAGCCGCCAGCCGCGCCAGCACCGGCACCGTCTGCTCCCGCGGCAGTTCCGCCAGCGCCCCGCCCGCCGGCCGCAACACCACCGCCAGCCACGCCCGCGCCCGCGCCTGCCGCACCGGCGGCTCCCGCGCGGCCCGCTCCGTCTCCGGTTGCCGCTCCTGCTGCTGCTGCTGCTTTGCCGCCGGTGGACACGCGAGGGGTAGAAGGGGCGTTGTCCGCCGCGGCCCAGCAGATCGGCGACGCGTTTGGCCGCATCGAGGGGTCGACCTCGAAGCTGTTGGCGGTGGTGGAAAAACACGATGCCAAACTGCGCGACATCGAGGGTAGGGTGAACAACATGAGGAACGTCTAGCGGATGGCGGTCGAATGGACAATTGAGGTGGTCGGGGGCAACCAGCAGACGGTGGACGCCTGGGGGTTGGCCGAGCCGGTGTTGTCGTTTTTGAACCAGGCGCCGGACACGCTGGCGGTGAGCGCGGCCGGGCGGGATGTGGACGCGGCGCACGTGTTCGCTTACGGGTCCACGATCAAGCTGCACCGGAAGGTGTACACGGATGCCGAAGTGCCGGTGCTGGTGGAGGACCAGGTGTATTTTGTCGGTCGGGTGATCGAGTTGCCGGACGGCGGGGACGCGGCGGGCGAGAACCAGCGGGTCGTGGCGGCCGGGCCGTGGTGGTATTTGGACAACCTGGTGTTTCAGCAGACATGGACGATCTCCGACCTGCTCGGGGGGACGACATCGATTCGCAAGTCGCGGTTGATTTTGTTCGTGGATCACCTGGGTGTCGCCAAGACGGTGAAGTCTCAGATCGAGGAGATATTCGATTATGTGCTGGAGGTGGCGGGCGCACCGGCGCCGTTCCAGTACGCGGTGGACGACGGGCTGGCGTTTACCGCGCCGTTCGATCCCGTGCAGGACGTGACGTGCGCCGAGGCGGTGCGCCGTTGTCTGCGCTGGGCGCCGGACGCGTGCACGTGGTTAGATTACAGCACGACGCCGCCGACGTTGCACGTGGCGCCGCGCAGCGCGCTGGCGGCCAAGAGCGTGGCGTGCGGGTCGGAGGTCGACTCGGTGGAGCTGCGGGCGCGCAACGATCTGCAGGTGCCGCAGGTGGTGCTCAAGTTCGAGCAGACCACCACGATCGACGGTGTGACCTGGGAGAATGTGACGCTCGATGTCTGGCCCGAGGCCTCGACCGGCGAGGCGTTCGGGGCGATGCTGGCCACGGTCAACCTCAAGGGGTTCACGGCCAGTTACCTCAGCCAGAAGGTGGTGACGGCCGATCTGCCGGCCGATCTCAATGACCTGGACTGGTGGAAAAAGAAGAAACCGGAACTGGCCGTGGACGCGGTGACCAACTTGACGATCACCGGCGCGGTGCGGGTGGTGGACGATCCTCTCGACGAGGTGAATCTGCCGCGCGAACTCGTTCAGGGCGGGATCGCGGACTGGATGACCAAGGACGCCAGCCAGGAGACTTGGACGGCCAAGGCCAGTTACACGCACACCGTCTCGGGGACCAATCCGCTTGTCACCGTGGTCAAGGAGCAGCCGATCACGGTGCGGTTGATCGCCACCGATGCCACCACTAAGACGTACAAGAAACTCGATGCGTTTTCGCCGGGCGAGCCGGTGCCGACCGGGCTGGCGCAGAAACTCTACGCCGCGCTCAACACGCTGCACCACGAGGGCCAGATCTCGCTGCTCTACAGCGAGGTCAACGCCCCGGTGCGGGTGGGTAACGTGTTGCACGTCACCGGGGGACGCGCTGCATGGGCGACGATGGCCGCGCAGGTGCAGCAGGTCACCGAGTCGCTGGAAACCGGCCAGGTGCAGATCGCGGTCGGGCCGCCGCCGCACTTGAGCGCGGGCGACCTGGTGGAGCTGTTGCGGGTCAACCGCCACCGGATGTTCAGCGGCGGCGATTGGCAGTTGCGCGTCAGCGGCCAGCAGGTGCAGGGCGGCGAACAGGAGCTGCCGCACAAAACCCGAGTGGAAAACTCGAGCGCCAGCGCGCCGGGCGGTTTCGAGAAGATCGTGCTGGTCAACGGCGCGCAGATGGTGACGCTCGATCCCGCGGCGATCGCGCCCCAGCTTCACGCGATGTTTCGCGAGGTCGATGTCTGCGAAAATGGCGTGGCCAAGAAAGCGAAGATCTTGATGACGGAGACGTACACCGCATGAGTATTGCCCTGACCACACCTTGTAGCCCCGTTGCATGTTGCGGCGCGGAGGGATGCGTGATCGCCGACCCCTTGTGCAATGCTCAGGCCGATTGCACGCATGGCAACTGCGGGTTCTGCACGGATTGTGTGCCGCCATCGATGTCTGTCACGGTGACCGGCGGCGACGTGCCGGGCACCTACGTGTTGCCGTTCAATTATTGCAGCAACACGGCGGCGGTGTGGTCAGATCCGGGAAACCCCAACAATTCCCTATCGAAAGGAATGGCTATGGGATGCGTTAGCGAAGGGTGCCAGCAATGGCGTCTGACGATTGGTACTCCCGCTTGCCAAGCAGGTTTTTTCACGTTTAGCTATGATCCGCCTGATTGCAGCGTGCCGATGTCTTTCCCTGATGTTGGAGCCATCGCTACGCCCGACGGAGCGGTGGCGTGTCCGGGGAGTCCATGCGGAGGCGACATTGCGCCAGAGACGTATGCGGTCATCATCTCTGGAGCGCCCCATCCTTGCATGAACGGCGCTTACGAGCTGCAACTCAGTTCATGCGACGGCTCGATGGCTGTTTGGACGCTGTCCACGCCGACCTATACGCTGACGTTGTCTTACTGGGCCGGATTCGGCTTTGCGCTGGAGGGAAACTTCAATTCGCCCGGCGTCTATCTGGAGGCACAAGTGTGCAACGGACCGTCCGCATGCGGGGAGGCGTTCTCATTCGAGGCGACCGACATGCAGGTCATTTCTGGAACCGCCCCCTCATCCATCACCGTAACGCCTGCGGCTTGCGTGGGTGTGCCATCACAACAAATCGCCTGCGCATACACGCCACCGCCCGACCCTCCTCCGCCAAACCCACCAAGCCTCCCGTATCAGTGCTTTTTGTGCGTCGGCCAAGGTATTGACGAGCCGAGTTCGTTCTCGGCTAAAATCAACGGCCTCATCACCCCGTTTGACCAATGCGCCGTTCCTCCCGCGTTCATTCCTCGCGGATATTTCTTCATCTGTCCGTTCAGGGTGGATTCCGTCATCAATGGCGATAACTGCACCTACTATTGTCGTGAAGACAATTGCAATTGGGGCTATCCGCCGGGGTCTGGAATCCACGACGCCGTCACGGCATGGCAATGGCTACTGTCGCCCGGAGGAGATGTGCCGCTGTGCTTTAACGATGCCACGTCGTGGACTCAGGGTATTGGAAGTCCATCCGGTAGTCTATGTCGCGGTCCGTGCAATTCTGTTGAACCGGGTTATGGCGCGGGCGGAAGCTGCGAGTACAAATCTTCGTCCCCCATCGCGCGGGTCACAGTGCGAGGTATGACCGAAATGGGTTGGGGCGGCATCGAGCAACCGTGCTACGAGCAAGGCGTGGACGTTTACCTCTATTTCACGCTTTTCGGGACGGAGGGGTCTTTTGCCAAGCCCTATGGCTGGCCCAAGATGGTTCATCACGCCGCACTAGCTCTAGTGGATACGTATGGCACGCTTTGGGGTTATCAACACAGCGGCTTCTATCCCGACGAGTGTTGCGAGCCGTGCGCCTCCAAGTGGCGCTTCTGCCAATCGCCCGATGACAGTCATTGCCAATCTGGCTGGAATGGCGTCGAGTTCCCCCCCTGTTGCCCTCCTCCCAATGTGTGGGACTGCAACTGCTTTCCGTATTCTGCCTCCTCATTCAATTTTGCCGGTTTCGACATCATGGTTTCCCCCTGTGGCGACTGCCCATAAACACGAAAGCATGACTACTATGACCACCGAAATACAAAACCCCCGCCTGGAAATGCGCGACAAGGCCATTGCGCAGATGCTGCAACACATTGCCGACATATCGGACGACGCCAAGCGCGATGAGTACATCAGGATGCTGCGCGCCCGCATCGAGAAACTGCGCGCGCAGCCTATTCCAGGCCACGTGGCGTCACCTTCATCCGCCAACACGACAAGGGCGTTTACAGAGCCCGCGCCGATCCCGAGCGGCTTCAGTGTGCGACAGCCGGGCGATGCCTTGGCGCTGGTCATATTGCAAGTCACTAAGCAGGGGCCCTGTGGCTTGTGCACCAGCATGAAGGAGAAGATGAACGGCTGGGGCTGGATCGGTTGCTGGCAGAACCGGGATGAAATCTGCGAGTTTCTCGTCAAACAGGCGGAGAGCCGAGGCATCATCATCGAGAAGTCAACGGTCGCCGGCTTGCTGGTCGCCGCCATCAAGACGGCATGGACGGGCATGCCGACCGAGGAGGCAGCGACCCAAGTTTGAGCATTGCCCGTCTCCTGCGCCCCATGCGCGGCTTCCCTGCGGATGCCCTGCGAATGGGTTGCAGAGGCGGGTAGATCGTTCTTTCTCGTGACACACCCCAGAGGCTGTTGTACGCGCCTGCGATGCGGAAAGTGCTGGTCCGCCGCCTGCGCAATTTTACTGCCCCTCGCACTCTCAAAGTCCCCCGCCCAAAACTCTCAAAGTCGCTTTCCATCTACAACAGCCAGTCACACCCAGATCGTGACCGTCTCCGATACCAGTGCCCCGACCTTCAACGAAGCCTTACCGGCTGACGCCAGCGTTGCCTGCGACAACGTGCCGGATGCCGCCACGTTGAGCGCCGCGGACAACTGCGACGCCCATGTGCCGGTCGATTTCACCGAGACGCGCACGGATGGCACCTGCCCCAACAGCTACACACTGACGCGCACCTGGACCGCCACCGACGATTGCGGCAACACCGCCAGTCACACCCAGATCGTGACCGTCTCCGACACCAGCGCCCCGACCTTCAACGAAGCCTTGCCGGCTGACGCCAGCGTCGCCTGCGACAACGTGCCGGATGCCGCCACGTTGACCGCCGCGGACAACTGCGACTCCAATGTGCCGGTCGATTTCACCGAAACACGCACGGATGGCACCTGCCCCAACAGCTACACACTGACCCGGACCTGGACCGCCACCGACGATTGCGGCAAAACCACCGTCCACGCCCAGATCGTGACCGTCTCCGACACCAGCGCCCCGACCTTCAACGAAGCGTTACCGGCTGACGCCAGCGTTGCCTGCGACAACGTGCCGGATGCCGCCACGTTGACCGCCGCGGACAACTGCGACGCCCATGTACCGGTCGATTTCACCGAGACGCGCACGGATGGCACCTGCCCGAACAGCTACACACTGACGCGCACCTGGACCGCCACCGACGATTGTGGCAACACCGCCAGTCACACCCAGATCGTGACCGTCTCCGACACCAGCGCCCCGAGCTTCAATGAAGCCTTGCCGGCTGACGCCAGCGTCGCCTGCGACAACGTGCCGGATGCCGCCACGTTGACCGCCTCGGACAACTGCGACGCCCATGTGCCGGTCGATTTCACTGAGACACGCACGGATGGCACCTGCCCGAACAGCTACACACTGACCCGGACCTGGACCGCCACCGACGATTGCGCCAACACCACCGTCCACACCCAGATCGTGACCGTCTCCGACACCAGCACCCCGACCTTCAACGAAGCCTTGCCGTCTGACGCCAGCGTCGCCTGCGACAACGTGCCGGATGCAGCCACGTTGAGCGCCGCGGACAACTGCGACGCCCATGTGCCGGTCGAGTTCACCGAGACGCGCACGGATGGCACCTGCCCGAATAGCTACACACTGACCCGGACCTGGACCGCCACCGACGATTGCGGCAACACCACCGTCCACACCCAGATCGTGACCGTCTCCGATACCAGCGCCCCGACCTTCAACGAAGCCTTGCCGGCTGACGCCAGCGTCGCCTGCGACAACGTGCCGGATGCAGCCACGTTGAGCGCCGCGGACAACTGCGACGCCCATGTGCCGGTCGATTTCACCGAGACGCGCACGGATGGCACCTGCCCCAACAGCTACACGCTGACCCGGACCTGGACCGCCACCGACGATTGCGGCAACACCGCTAGTCACACCCAGATCGTGACCGTCTCCGATACCAGCGCCCCGACCTTCAACGAAGCCTTGCCGGCTGACGCCAGCGTCGCCTGCGACAACGTGCCGGATGCCGCCACGTTGAGCGCCGCGGACAACTGCGACGCCCATGTGCCGGTCGATTTCACCGAGACGCGCACGGATGGCACCTGCCCGAATAGCTACACACTGACCCGGACCTGGACCGCCACCGACGATTGCGGCAACACCACCGTCCACACCCAGATCGTGACCGTCTCCGACACCAGCGCCCCGACCTTCAACGAAGCCTTGCCGGCTGACGCCAGCGTCGCCTGCGACAACGTGCCGGATGCCGCCACGTTGAGCGCCGCGGACAACTGCGACGCCCATGTGCCGGTCGATTTCACCG